TGTACCAGCGCCGGCACCAGCTCCCATCCCGGCAAGCGGTGCGCCCGTGTCCGCAGCCTGCCCGCCGATTAAGCTGCCCATCATGCCGAGGAAGCTGCTGCCCGGCCCGGTCTGGCGGGAGAGGAATCCTTCCCCCTCCTGTTCACGAAGCTGCTGTTCCCGCAGGTAGGCGTTCTCTTCCGTAGCCTGCTGGTATTTCTCCAAGCGCAGCTTGCCGCGCTCAAATTCGGCACGGGCATCCTCGCCCACGCCAGTAATAGCATCGGCTATTTTCGTTGATTCCCGCGAAGCGGCATCCCACAACGTATTCCAGAACCCGGAGTCAGCATTGATTTTTTTAAGCTGGCTATCGAGTTGGGCGTCCGCTGTGCCGAGTTCTTGCAGGATGTCGTTGGCAGGGACTTGGTACTGCTTTGACAACCGCTCGACATGGTTGCGCCGGATGTCGTCCAGAATCTGCTTCTGTTTGTGGACGGACATATTCTCCATGCCCGCCCGCAGCTTGGCAACTTCCGGGTCTTGCAGGGCCTTGACTGCGGCACCACGGCGCATCGCTTCAAGGTACGCCTTCCGTTCCTTGTCAGTGCCGCCCTCGACCCAGACCCTGCGGAATCCATTCGGTGCCGTAGGGTCAATCTCATAATGCCATGCGCCTTTCCCACGCCCCCCGCCGCCGTACATTCTCCGGTACATCAGCGCCATCATGTTCGCCGTGGACATGGCTTGCTTGAGGGCAGAGTTGTAATCCGGCATCTCAAAGGGCTTAACCTGAGAGCTTATGGGAGTGACGTTGGATGTAGACGATGCCATAATTACTCCAAGGGTACGGAATCAATCAGTCTCAGAAGGTCAGTATCGTATGTGTTCGGATACGACGCGGGCACATCGGGCAATGCCGATACGTCCCGCATCGCCTGCTCGATAAGGAACATGGTCTGCTGGTACCGCGGGTCGTAAATCTGAGACAGTATCGCCTGTTCTTCTTCATGGGATTGCGACATAGTGCGCACCTCCTACGGCACCAGCACCGGGATGCCACCCGGCCCCGGCAAGACTGGAGGAACTTGCAGCGGATTCCCCCCCATTGTCGCCTGTACTGCACGGGGGAAAGCCGTAGTGAAATCGCGTCCGAAGTTGTAGAACAGGTTCAACAACTCAGGGTTCAGGGCGGACAGGAACGCGGCATTGGTGACATCGGCAAGAGAGAGGCCACTCTGATCGACCGCATTATCCTGCGCCGCCATGCTCTCCGCAGCCTGCTGAGAAAGCTCGGCAAGCTCGGCGGGCGGGGGCGTCATATCCGAGGCGAAGTCCTTCATTCCGTTGACGAAGCTGCTCCAGAAACCCGGCTCCTCAGTCGGCGCTGTCGGCACCATGCCGCCCTCGCCTACAGGCGCAATGACAGGTTGGGCCGCGCCCGTGGGGGCCGCACCCATGCCGGGGTTTGCCAAGTCCGGGACAGGTACCGCACCGGGCAACGGGGTCATATCCCCGGCAAGCCGCGGCAACATAATGGCTGCGGGCTGCGCAGCGGGAGCCACAGCGGGTGCCGCACCGCTCCCTGTTGCCGGGGGGTTCGGCGGGGTAGGCCCTACCTTCGGGGGCTCCTGCACCTGCGGCTGCTTACGTGCCGATGCTGTGGCATTGTTCGCCTGTTGGGTCGCCGCTGGTTTGGTGGTGGCAGGGGGCGTCGTGGAGGCTCCACGCGCCGCCGGAGCCGTCCGTTGCGGTGCCGCCCCCCGCCGTCCTACAGCCGCATTCAACAGTTCCCGCGCCCACTGAGGGTCACGGGCCGGAGCCGCGGCATAGCCCATAGCCGCGCCACGCGGGGCGAACATGGCTATGAAATCGGTAGGCCCTCTGCGGATCACATGGGGATATGCGGAAGGATACCCCGTCAACGCCGACGCACCGTAGGGCGTAACCTCATAGGCCAGCGTCGCGTAGGGCGACCGCTGCATGAGGACGGGTGCCGTTCCGGGAAAAACCTGTGCCGTGTTCTCGGTGCCCGGCATAACCATATGGGCTGCTCGCATCATCGGCATATCCGCTACCTCCCCAAAATGCTAGGCTGGCTCATGGCAGCACCCGTGTACGGGTTGAAGATGGTGCCGCCCATCGTTGCCTGTTGCCACAGCGGGCTGTTGTACATATTCTGCAATGCGGCGAATTGCGCCATCTGCATGGCGGCCTGTTGTGCGGCAAGCGGGCCAGCCGATTCGCTGTTTACCAGCGCCACGTCCATCAGCCCCGGATACCTTGCGTAGTTCAGGTTCAGGTTCATCAAGTCCTGTTCCATTCCCATTTGGGAACGGGCCGTGTTGTGGAGCATGATGTTGAACCGGGGGTTGTACGTGTCCTCAGTAAAGGCATTCTCAAGTTGCCCGGCCTGCACCTTGTTGTACTTTTCAAGGTCGTTCCAGTTATCGGCAATGGCTTGCCGCTCACCCTGCACATACCCCGGCAACATGCGGCCTATGGCTCCAAAGAAATCTAGCATATCAGCACCTTAACCTGTTGGATTCAAACCTGTGGGGTTATTGCCCCCGAAAGCATGGATACCAATCAAAGAAGAAGAAGAACCCGCTCCGTTGGAACCCAGATATGTAGTGGGGTAGAACGTGTCGTTCCTTGCCCCGTAATATCCCAATGCCGACATGAGGCTGCCAGCGGCTTGGTCAATTTGTGCGCCGACCTGCGAATACAAGGAGCGGGCGACATCTCCGTACTTCAAGGCTTGGGAACTCAGGTTGCGCCCCAAGTTCAGCACGGTACTGCGGCGGTTCCAACGCTGGTCGTTCTTGAAGTCGGTGAAGAACTGGTCGTCCTGCAAGTTGTAGTTCTCGGTATCCACCAACGTCTGAGCCCGGCGCAATTCTATCGCGCTGATAATCGCAGGGTCAATGCACAGGCGGAGCTTTTTTGCATTACGGGACAGGTAGTCAGACATTGTGGAGAACGCCGGATTCACCGACTGTTCCGCACGGTCACGGTCGTCGATGCAGTTCAGCTCCCGGACAGGCACTGTTGATACTTCCAGCAGGAGCTTCTTTTCCAAGGGCATGTACTTGTCCTTGAATCGCTCCCACTTGTACTTCGCCATCTGGTAATAGCGATCCGCCAAGTCCTGTTGCTTTTCGGCAATCTCACCCTGAGCAATGGAGTTTGCCAGAGCGATTGCCAAGGCCGCGGCTTTAAAGGCGACGTTCCAATTGTTCTCGCCAATGTTTCCGTATTCGGGTGCGGCCCAATGGCAGAACCGAAGCGCATCAATAGCGCCAAGCGGCCCGCCATGCGCGCCGCCATGCAGGGTATAGCTTACATCGTCAACCTTGCTGGTAGTCCCGTCTATGGCAGAGGCTACCGCCTGCGGGTTTGCACAAGTACAATCTGCCATATGTTACCCAAAAGCAAAAGAGTTTTCCTTCATGAGCTGCGTCCCCGCCTGCTCTACCTGAGCCCGACGCCGTGCCGCATATCCTTGGATGGGTTCCAAGCCGCCAGTCGCCTGCGTGTGCATTGTGGCGCGGTCTGCCGTGTAAGTCGTGGGGTACTGCGTATCATTCCGGTTGAAGTAGTAACCCAAGTAAGAGCCCGCCCCCTGAATGCCTGACCACGCCTGATTCCACAAATCACCGTAAATGCCTGCGGCAGATTTTGCCAGCGACACGTTGTCGGCAAGCATGTCCCGGCCCCGCTTCGCTGTGTTCATCATCTTCTCAAACCGCACTTCATTGCGGGATTCGATATAGGCGCGCTCGTTGCGGTAGCCGAGGCCGTCCGCCATTGCCACCGCTGCGGCCTGCGCAATGGAGAGGTCGGTCAGAATATCCGCACGAAGCCCGGTGCAGTAACGGGACGTGCAGCGGATAGCCTTGTCTGTGATGCCCCGGAACTCCAACCATGCGGAGACGCGGGCGCGCCCACGGGCAACTTCATAATCCGGTTCTTCCACCGGGATATTCATCGCCTCTTCCAGTTCCTGATCTTCAACCGGGGCGTAGTTGTCCTTGTAATAGTCCAGCCAGTTCTTTGAAATCTGCCAATACTTCTTCGCCATCTCCCATTCGTCTTCAGCGATCTGGACAGCCTTGACGGAGTTGTAGGCAGCAGCGGCAATGGCAGCAAGAGAGAGCAAATCCCCGAAAAAGGATCGCCCTTCGTCATTTACGCCGTGGTTCTTATTACAGCCAATATCATCGGCGTAGACCATACTAAGCCCTTATGTAACGATTCAGAGTAAAAGAGTTGGCCTTCTTCCAGTTGGTGCCGAAATCGGCATCACGGTTGGCCTTGTCGCTCGCCCAGATTTCATCGCACCCAATATAGCGAATGGCATTGGTGACGTGCTGGAAAAGCCCGCGCTCCACTTCCTTGTTTCCACGGGTGAACCAGTCTTCCACCTGAAAGACGGTCGCCTCATAGGGGAGCGGACGGAAGACAATGCCGACAAGAAACCCAATGGGGTCGTTCCTTTCATCATAGGCCATGAAAATCTTCAGCGACTTCGTGAACCACATGCGGGCGAAGGCTTCAATGTTCAGGGCAAACGGCTTGTCGCCGTAGGCGGCACGTTTATCCGTATCCCATGATTCCTTGTACAGCGCACCCAATTCGTGCTGAAGGTTGTCCACGGCTATGGTGAGGTCGCTGTCCGGTTCCAGAATGTCGTAATGGTAGGTCGGCATTGGTTCGCTCCTTTGTTTCCCAGACCATACAAAATAAGTCCGAGTTCGTCACTGCCCCTTGTTCACCGTAAAGTGTGCGGTGCCAAGGTCAACAAATTCCACAGGTGTCGTTCCCCGGAGCCGCACCTTGTACCACATATGCCGCCCCACGCGGGGCAGCCGGAACGGTCGTTCGTCCATGACGGTGCGCTTGTACGCTTCCGGCTGGATTGGGGATATGAGCGTGAACTCCGTCCCCTTGGTACGTATCTTCCCGGATACGGGCGACCACATGACGCCAAGCGCCGGGTCGTCTGACGGGATGCGCCCGCCATGATTGACCGTCCCGCCCGTCAGTTCCCGGCTTACCCACGTAAATTCCCGGAACGTATCGGCACCATTCCACATCCGCACTTTGCCGTTCTGCAACATGAACAGCTTCCCGGTGTTGGATACCTTCAGGTCAACAGGGGAATCCGATAGGGTGGACAGCTCGGCTTGGTTCATGTCGCCATATGGGTCGCCGTTGATGTCCAGCAGGAACGTAACGGCATCCGTCACGATGAAAAGGAACCCCTCCCAATAGGCAAAGCGGGCTGTGTTCGGCTGCACCAGCGCCCAATCATCCTCGCTCAACCAGCGGGACGTGAGGATGTGCCACTTCCCGGACGGGTCGATGAGCGTCGCCCCGTAGGGGGAACTGTAAATGTACCCGTGCGGCGTCATGATTGCGGAGCTGGAATGCCCACAGCTTATATCCGGCAGGGACGTGTCGATGTCTAACACGGGCGTACACTTCATGTCTTCACAACTGGATACGTCGATGATGTACGGGATGGTATCCGTAGTGACATAGAGCTTTTGGTCAAGGCTCCCCATGTGGACAATGCCGCTGTCCAGCGTCAGGTCGTATTTGACGGGCCAGTTGTGCAGTTGGAAATTCTCCGTCAGGTGGACTTGGTTGACCGTGGTGCCCGCCAGCCGGACAACCCCGTCAATGCTGCACACATTGCGGAGCCCGTCCGGGGGCATCCGTACCTTGCCCGTCTCCAGCGGCTGTCCTAGGTAGATACCCTTCACATCATCGGTAAAGGTGGTGCTCGGAAACTCTACGGTTCCCACATAGAGGTAGTCCGTCAAAGGCTTCTGGACTTTGCCGTCCGCCTGTCGGAACCCCGTTGCCGCCCGGTAGATGTTCGCGCCGATGATGCCGTATCCATCGGGCGGGAAGGCGATGCCCGACACAGTGACGGTCGTTCCGTCCTTGACCTGCACAATGTTGCTCGCCGGGGACGGGGCGGATTCTTCATACCACTGGTTGATGTAGGTATAGACATAGGCGCGGGCGTCCGCCGCCCGGTCACACTCTTCCGTTGCCGTGGCGACCGGGGGCGTCAAGGGCGTCGGCACCCCGACAAGAAAATAGCTTGGGTTGCAGTTGCAGTCGAGGACAACGGACTCCAGTGCATTGATGCGCCCGGTGATGTAGAACCGTCCCCAATCGGGAGCCACTTCCGCTGCTTGCACGACCCTATCCCATGCAGTCGTGCAGCACCCGTGCAAATGGAACGACAGGTTCGATTCGGCAACATCGGCATAATCACACAGTTCCCGCCACGCCTCCAGACGCCCATTCCGCAGCTTCACGTCATGGGCTATCGTTGCGGCAATGTTGTTCAGATTGTGGTCAGAGTACCTTGGAACGATGCCGCCGAAGTTGCTGATTGTCACCTGCATAGGACTAGTCCCGTGAGTTAACCCAAGCTAAGGAGTGGGCCGCGTTCCCGACAAGTTTGATCGACGCCACGAATTGCGGCAAGCGAACCCAATTGGTCACGTATTCATCAGTGTTTACCCGGAACCGGACTTCGTAATGTCCAGCGGCAAACGTCATGTTTGGCCTGAACACGTATCTGGAATATGCAGATACGGATACGCTTATGCCAGCATCTGCGGAAACACTGGGAGTAAAATTGAATGCGTCCGTAAGTTTCAAGAATGGTATTGCACCTGAAGCGTTGCCACTGGGAGGAACTAGAACATTGGTTCCATTCACAAGCACACCATCAATGAGAAAAGCACCTTTGTAGTCTATGGTAAATACCCACTGAGAATCTTTCGGAGCATCAAATTCCAATATGAAATCACGAACATAGTTGTTCATATTTTCGAGGGCCGGGTCATTGCTGATAAGCTGATTCCATATGCCCACATATTCGCAACCCATATAGTCATCGCCAGTCGTGGCTGTCCGTTCAACTATATTCGTAATAGATCCATATTCATTGATAGTTACATCGTACTTGCCGAACGTGTATGTCCCTGCGGGGAGATTGATTACCCGCGTTACATCAACAACTTCCCCATTCTTGATCTCGACATTGAACCCGCCAAGCTGAACGGTGCCCGTGTATGCGTCGAACCGCTGGTCGCACAACCCAATCGTGGCGATGCCCGTAGCCACGTCAGTATCAATGCAGATGCCGCGGCCTTCCTTCAACCCCATGATGCCGTCCTGCTGTGCAGTGGGGGTGTACTCAATGAGGTGCCCAAATTCGTCAAAGGACAACGTACCGTACTTGCCCTCCAGCCCCTTCTTGTGCGTGACCTCGTAGGGGTTATCGGTAGAGCCGCTGCCGGAGACGGTGATGGCATTGTTGCCCGACCGGATGTAGACGCCCCCCGTGCCCGTGGAGCCCGTGAAGTCAATGATGTACGGGTTGTTTGCCGTACCGTTCCCGGTGACGTTGATAGCGTCCCCACCTTTAATCCAGAGCTTGACCAGAGGCCGCCCGGATGCGTCGCAGGAGAACAGGTTGCCCGCTTCAGTGGAGGCATTGCAGATGTCCCCCCCACCGCCACCGCTTCCGCAATCACACGGCACAGGGGCGCAGGGCGGCGCACTGTAGATGGGGATGTCGGCTTTCTCCAGCCCGACGATGCAGCCGTTCGCCACAACAACCTTGCCGTAGACACCATCAGGTGGCGGGGTGCCGGGCAACAGTTCAATGCAGCCGCCCTTGGAGATGAGTTTACCAGCGAATGGCAAGCAAAGTTCCCATGACGGGCATTGCCCTGTCTCCATCGGAGTCTTGAGAACCTTCTCCTCACAGGTTGCAGTCATGCGTGGGTCACAAACTTTCTTCGCCATCGTGTTCTTCTCCTATCAAAAACGCCCCGGCCCTATTCGGGAACCGGGGCGCTTACAGGCTTTATTTCTTTTTCCCGCTGCCTGATTTCTTGTCAGACTTTTTTTCAAACGGCAAGGGCTTCTTGCCGCCAGCGGCGGGCTTCTTCTTGTCATCGGGCTTTTTCGCGGTGCGCGGCATAACTGCTCCTAGACGGCGGGGCCGAAGTTCATCCTGATAGCCCCGCGCATTTTGTGTGTAGCGACTTCAATGGCGTCGTCGCGAATGAGTTTGAGGAACTCATTGTAATAACCTTGCCCCATCCGCACATTCGACCACGGCCTGTTGGGGATGAGCATGATGAGCCCTTTGGCCCCCATCAGCAGGGTGGGGAGAAACTGCGTCTTGTACGCTTCCGGCAGCTCGCACGCACCGGGGCGGGGAGCTACCGACATGGTGATGAAGTACCTGTTGCGCGTGTACTTGGGATGCACATGGAGGACGCCTTCCTGATCATCGTACCATGCAATCTCCCTCGTGACGCACTCGTAATCCTTCGGAGCCGTGAACGCCCGCTTCACTTCAAGCGGGCCGCACCCGCTGCATGAAGGCTTGCTCATGATGCTCAGGATGCCGCAGATGTCCATGTCGTCCAACGCTTCCAGCTTGTACCGCGTAACGCAGTGCTCCGCATTGAGCGTGGCCCTGCGCCGGATAAGGTTCCCCGTCTTCGCCATCTGGATGGCGGCGCGCACCAGATAGTAATCGAACATCGTGGGCGCGAGATTGGGAAACTCAAATTTGAGCTCCTCATGGAACTCACTTATCGGCACTTTTTTGAACGGCTCGTAAATCATCATAGAGCATCTTCTCACGTTCTTCTGCTTCCAGAAGCGCCTTCATCAAATTGAAGTATGTCTTCTGGTGCGTGTTTGCCAGCTCCGTAATCGTCGGGTTGTTTTCCGAATCCACCGACAGCGCACGGTACAGCATCCATTGCTTCACCATCGCCACCAGCTTCTCCGGTACGTCCGTATCCAAGCTGTACCCGTCAGGCTCCTTGAAGCATTCGACAAGGACATACTTGGTCACGTTCGGCGGCACCGGGGGATAGACCCGGAACAGGCTGTCGTCCACGACGCTGATGGAATACCCATCAATGGCGTAGTCCTTCCCCCGTGCGGGACAGTGCGAGATGTCCCCCGTCCAGAGGTCGGCTTCCACATCGGCAATCTTCCGAAGGTACCGACGCAGTTTGCCGGACTTCGTGGACTCGCCGACAATCCGCACGATGCTGGAACAATCGCAGGCTTTCTGCCAGTCACCGCCGGGTTCCAGTTCCACAATGACCATGCCCACAAATTCCTTCTGGAACTGGTGGCTTACAGCGACAAGGGCTTCCCGAAGGTAGGAGTGCAATTGCTCCACGCTCCAACGGGTGTATTCGTACCCCGGCACTTGGTCGTTGAGGTCATGGGAAACTTCAGCGATAACCGACGAAGCGATCATTTGTCCTCCAGCATCGCTATCAGGTTCTTCACCGCACCGTGGTCAATAAGGGATTCAATGTCGTCATAGGGGACGGCATCATTGGGGAGCGCCATCGGCTGAGGGGACAGGCTCCTCGGAGCGTCCTCCAGCCGATGCGTTTCCGTAAGCCCGGCGCTCTGGCTCAAAAGAACCTCCTGCGCCTTGGCAAGAGCGATGCGTTTTTCATCGGTATCTACGCCCGCAGCATCAATGACTTGCGGCCCCCAGACAGCAGGGTCTGTATTTCCATAAACATCGCAACATTCCATAATGTCGCGCTGTTCCGCCAACATTTCATCCCAAGGCAGAATGCGCCCGTTGACCTTGTTCCGCAAGTGTGTGGAATGCGGCAAGGGGGGATCGACATTCTTCGCGCCAAGGAATTTGAGGTACGCTATCCGGGCATCGTCGTTGGGTAAATCAAACACCTTGTCCGGGGTACTCCGTTCAAGCGGCTGAGGGACTACCTGTGACATATCGCATCGCTCCAAAGTTGTAGGTTACTTCGTGGAAGTCAGGCCACCGGGCTGAATCCGCATCGACATGATGCGGCGCTGCGCGTCGCTGGACGTGTTGTCCATCGGCGTGCCCTTGCCGCGGGGGGCCGTCCCGCTGTTGGGGAACTTCTTGCCGCCGGAGATGGCGTCCTTGGACGCCGGGCCAGTGTGCTTGGTGTTCGCTACGTTTGCCATAGGAAACCTTCCTTTGGGTTTTACCCGATCTGCGTGGCACCTTCAAAGGCCATGAGCTTGGCGGACATCCACACGGCAATGTTGGACTTCCAGATGCTGGCGATCTTTTCCGCATCGCCCTGCACAACCTGAAGGCCGAGCAGCACCGTGCCGAAGTATTCGTCATACCCATCGGTGGGCTTGCCGTTCTTGTCCCGCTTCACGATGTTGTGCCCGAAGGTGCAGGGCAGCTTGCTGCCGTCAGTGGACAGGCGCGCCATAAGGTAGCGACGGTCGCCGCCCTGCGGGGTGCCGAGGGGCAACTGCGTCATGCCCGCAGCAGTCAGCTCATCGGTGAACGCGGTGATTTCCTTGTACAGATATTCTTCCGTAGTGAAATCCCAATCCACCCGGTACGCCACGGGGGTGACGTATACGCCGTCAAGGATGGCGTCGGTATGGGTGACTTCCACGTACAGGGATTCGACATAGGCGCGGGTAGGAACCCAGTTCGTGAAGATGATGTCGTTCACATTCTTCACGCCCTTGAGCAAGTTCTGCATCCAGCGGTGCCCGTAGGTGTCGTTCAGATTCGGAACCAGAGGGAATTGCAGGTTCAGATACCCCTGCCCATAGGCACCATCGGCATGGCTGTCGAACGGGGGCGTATACGGGACATGGGGAGCATCGAACGGGGGCTGGTATTCAGCCGACTGCCCTTCACACATCCAGCCTTTGTAATCCGGGGTGCCGCCCCGGAACAGGTTGACGTTTGCCATTGCTCAAGTCTCCTTAGTTAATGGGGTCAAAAGTCCAGTAACCCATCGCCAGAGCGTCAGGGTAGATAACTTCCGCACCCCAAGCCACAAGGTACTGGTAACGGACGCCGAAGTAATCCGGGTCGTTGGTGATGAGACGGGACTCGATGATGTTCGAGGCATAGGCCGTTGCTTCCTTGTGCCCGGCGATGATGTAGAACGACAGCGAACCGGATTCGTCACGGCGCACCGGAACATGGATGGACTCGATGGGCGTGAAGCCGAACAGCTCATGATCCCACATGCCGCTGACGATGCCGCCGCACTTGCAGCTCCACAGGGAGTTCGCGTAGTTCGACATGGCAAGGTAGGTGCGAAGGATGGGCGGCACAATGATGAACATCTCGCCATCGCGCCAACGCTTCTGTTCGATCAGCACGCGCTGGAGTTTGGCGAGAACCACGGGAAGATTCTGCGGCGTGACGTGCAGGGGGGAACCGGGGTAGCCAAGGTCAACGTCATGCTGGCGGCCTGCGGCACCAAGGGAGGTCAGCGGGGAAACCTGCGCCATCATGCGCCCAAGGACGAAGCGGCGCTGAGAATCCACATAGGACTGGTACAGGCTTTCGAGCATCTTTTCTTCAAAAGGCCCCCAGTTTTCACACGCCTGCTTAATGTCCGTCAGGTCGAATTTCACGTCCTGATAGCCCGCGTTGCAGATGGTGAGGCACCGGGCATCCGTACCCACGGTGTTCGGCACAAGCTGCTGGTTCTTCTGGTACGAACGCAGCGGGCCGACTTCAGGGGCACGCATGATCTGGATCACCTGATTGCACTGCGTCACAGGCTCCAGCAGTTCCGAAGCCGTAACGCGGGGGAGCCAGTCGTCTTCATAGACGCGGGAAAGAATGACATCGCTGTACCCAATCCGCGCCAATGGCGACGCTTCAATCCCCGGATAACCGCTTGCACTTTGCAGAAGCATAGGTCAACTCCTAGTTCGAGGTGGGCGCGGCCCGCAGCCGTTTGAGCATTTCAAGGTATTGCTCGTGGCCTATGCGCCGCGTCTGGTAAAGGTTATTGAGGTCACGCAACGAATAGTTGGGTTCCTCAGCCGAGGGTGCCGCTACTGCGTTGCTGCCCGCCGCTTGGATAGGGGGTACAGTATAGGCAGTTTCGGAAACGGGGGGAGTCGCGTTCGCGCCCTTGAACTTGTTCAGCAAGTCAATGACATACGCCGTGTTCCCCATAGTATATTCTTCAGCCGCACGCTGATCGAGCGTCTTGGAGGACAGGCCGTCCCGCTGAGACATGAACTCGGCATACTGCGGCGAATTAAGGATGGTAAAGAAATCGGGATGAACCCGCATGATCTCGGCATTCTGCCGCTCCACCCGCGCCCGCGCCGCGTCCTGACGCGCCTGCAAGAGCACCTCATTGGCCCGCTGTTCCTGCTGTGACACCGCCTGCTGGACAGGGGCGACAATCTGCTGCGTGGCCTGCAACACGGCTTCGGTGATGCGCTTGGCTTCATCCGGGTCGATGGATTCCAGAGAATCGAAAACGTCTTTCGGCAATGCGTTCTGCAACTGCTGCTGCTGACGGTACTTGCTCAGTTCCTCACGTTCCTGCGCAAGAGCCGCAGCCAAGTCGTTGCGTTCCTGAGCCTGACGTGCGAGTTCCTCACGCTCCTGCAAAAGCTGCTGCCGCTCCATCATGAGCTGGTGAACCATTGCAGGGTCATACGTCTGCTGCTGTGGGGCAGGTGCCGGGGTCGGCGCAGGGGCAGGCGTTACCGGAGCCGCAGGCGGGGTAGCCGTTTGGTTATTCATCGCCTGCAACTTCTCGTTGACGATACGAGAATACGGATTGGACGGAGCCCGCATAAACGCTTTGGAAATCTGCGGCTGTTCGGTGCCGCCGGGCATTGCCTGAGACATAGTTTTCGCTCCTATTTATTGGTGAACTGTTCGGCAAATTCAATGAGTTCCTTGAGCATGTCGCACTTGCCTTTGGCGATAAGCGCCTGACTTTTCAAGCTCTCATTGGATAATGCCGCGACCGCAAGGGCCACACACTGCTCATGCTCCTCAACGAACTTGTCCTTCCATGCGTTGATCAACTGCATGTAGATGGCGTCGTTGGAAGCAAGGGCCTTGTACAGCCCGGACAATTCCTGCTTACTTCCCGGACGACGCAGGTACATACCGCAGCCCGGAGATAGCGTCCCGTGCGCTGTTGGTAGGACTGATTACATTCGGCCTGTTCGGGGCAGTGCCGGGGCGCTGCTGAGAGGACGGGGGATTCGACGGACGGGACGGACGACTGGAACCACAACGAGGGCAACCCATGATCAACCTCCAAAACGATTGTCCATGATGCCGCGATAGATTTCACTATGCGGCCCGCAAAAACGCATACGCGCATCGGTGCGCAGGCGTTCCATATTCCGCTCCACAACGGCTTCGTTCTTCATGTCCTGATAGTTAGCGACAAGAGGATTATCCGCGGTCGTCATGGCAGGGTTTTGCGCTTTTTCCACAGCGGCATCAAAGGTGCTGTCAACACCCGTAACCACTGCAACTGCAACCTTCTTGCTCATAGTCCCTCCTATTTATCCGGCGAGTACATGGGCACCACGTATTCGCCAAGGGCAAGCCACGTATCGGGGTCGCCAAGTACGGACGACCGCGCTCCGATAATGTCGGTGGGAATCGCATCGGATTCTTCAGAGAGCGCCGGAGTGGGTGCCGCCTTGGGGGTCAATGCAGCCAGCAGCGCATTGACGAGGGCTTGCAGTTTATCCGCCGGAAGTGCGGCAATGGCATCAGCAACAACCTGTGCAGACTTTTCGTCAAGGGCAGTCAGGTTCGAGATCGTGCTGCTGTCAAGGGTGCTCGATGAAATGGTAGTGTTCGTAACCTGAGAGTTCAGGATGGACACGCCAGTCATGGTGCCGCCGTTCAGGTAATCAATGCTTCCGCAACCTTGCGACATAATTCATCTCCCTACAGAAAGAATAGGTCTTTGACCTGCATCGGGAAAGTCTTTGCATTGTACAGTTCGGCAAAGACTTGCGCCTTACCAATAGCCGTAGTGTCATTGAGTTCCAAACGGTATGTACCGGGGACACCAATAACCCGGAGGTTGCTGCACATCGACAACTGCCACGGGTCAGAGCAAGACCTGACGACTTCATCAATGATTTCATCAGCGCCTGATTTTTCGGTATCAAAAATCCAACCACAGGGCAAGTTTGCCTTATCCACTGGGAATGTGAAATTGTGCAGCAGTCGGCGCACGCAGAAAACCTGCGGCACCTGCACCTCGGAAGCATCTACCCGGTACTTGTACTTCTGCAACCCAGAGGCGAAAAGCACGCAGACCTGACCGGGCGGGACGCTGAAAACACTGGAGAACTCCGTCTTATTGGTGTTCTTCCAAAGGGGATACAAACTCATAAAAACCTCCCAAGGATGAATCCAATGACCGCCCCATACATCAGCCCGCGTACCGTATTGCAGCAGATGCAGTCATTTTGTTTCCAAGGCCACAACCAGTAAGTGTAGAACCAGTTGTACAACTTATTCTCAGGTTTGGGAATATCCGTCCCGTAGTAGAACCCCTCACAAAAATTGAGGTTATCCACAAACCATGCCGCAAACTTGAACCATTTGCTCCCGGCCTTCGGGCCATGCTCTATCATGCTTCTCCCCCCGAAACATCGGCAACAACACCAGCGCCCGTAGGTGACGGCGGTGCCGGATTGGGATTCGGATTGTCTCCAGACACCGGGGCACCGCCCTGCGGCAACATGCCCGGCGGCATCATCGGCTGTTCCATCTGGGCAATGACATCATCCGGCACGCCCATTGCGCTCACCAGCCGCTTGATGCTCCACGACACGACAGGGGCAATGTTCACCATCTGCCCCAACTGCGCGCCGACAGAACCGACAACCTGCAATATCTCCATTGCGGACTGCTTCTGCATTTCCTTCTGGAGCAAGCCCTCAGCGCCCTTGGTGATGATCTGCGCATCGCCCTTGATGTCCATGTTGTTCGAGTACAGCATGTTCGTGTTGAACAATGCTTCCCCAAGCGGGATGAACACGCCGTTGGCAATGTTCGTCACCGCCGCATGGAGGGCCTTCGTCGCATTCCCCTGCAACATGGACATGCCCCGGAACGTCCGCATGGCACCGCTGCCCACGGCTTCCCCGTGCAGGGCCGCCGGGATGTTCGTCACCCGGTCGCCAAGCTGCATGAACATTTCCATCAACTGCGCGTAGGCCGGGATGTTGGAGGGGATGTTGAAGAACCGCATGGCGGCACTCCCGCTGTTGCTCGCATCGGAATCCACCATGTACATCAGGCCCGGAACGACATGGCCCAAGTCTTCGTCGCTCATGTGCGCAATCATCCGGCGGTAGTCAACCTCGCACAAGGGCGCAGACGCATTCGCCGCGTTCCGCATCAGGTAGCGCAGGCAGGAATGATAGGCCCGCTCAATGTCCCGGATGCGTTGCGCAATGCCGTCGCCCGCGATGCGGTCGCCGCCCGTGCGGTAGAAGCTCGCCGTGTAGATGGGCCGCGTCTGCATCCGGGGGTCGCTGACGACCTTCACCTGAATCACCCGGTAGCCCGCCATCGCAATCTCGCAGTTGTAGAACTCAGTGTCTTCCAGATTATGGAACCCATACGACCTGAGCTCCCGTCCCGACATCACACCATAGTGCGTCAGGACTTCAATGGGAGCGACATTGGACGACCACAGGGACAGGCTGCGCCGATATGAATCCGGCTCCCGACTGAGCCAGTTCAGATTGAAATCGGGATTGACATCGGCATTCTCAAGAACGTCAAGCACATTGGATTGCAGGTACGACTTCATCTTCGCTGCATCCAGAAGCTGCTTCCGCGTCCAGAGCGTCCGGGTAAACACGCACGTCCCCCGCTGCGTGTCGGGGGAATCCGGCGAATAGCAGAAGTCAAAGGGGCTGATTGCCCGGAACACGGGGAAAACCTCAGTGTTCAGCCGGGGACGGTTCTTGCCCCATGTCAGCTTGGTAGCCCTCGTGATGTAAGGCCCGGCGAAAACGGCAAAGGGATAGACCGGGAAGTATTGCAGGAAGTCCGTCAGCGCCCGTGAGAAGCCGCCCTCGGCACATTGGTCTTCAATGAGCAGCATCATTTCATCCGCGGCCTTGGCTGCCTTCTCTTCTTCCCTGCGGCGCATCAACTGCTTTGCCTGCTGGATATGGGAAACCAACGCCATGCTGTCTTGGTACCCACCCTGAGAAAAGAGCTGGCGCTTCACTTCCTGCAACACCGCTTCTTTCGCCACAGGGGAAATGTCCGGGCGGGTCGTCGGCATGATAGTCCAAGGAAGGCTGGCATCGCCCGCAGTCAAAGACTCGGCAAGGAATGCGTTCGCCGTGTCCGTCTTCAACGCGGTCATGTTGATAACGACATCGACACCGAGAGCTTCCGCCGCCTGTGCATCGGCGCAGTTCAGCACACCGTTCTGCTGTTCCCAACAATTCTGGAGAACTTGCCGCAGGCTCCTGCCGTTCACCCGTTCGGTTGACTGCCACCCCACGGCACCATTGAACCGCCGCATGACTTCATCAGCCAAAGGGTCAACGGCATTCTTCGGGATGTCCTCAATCTCCCGCAACCAGTTGATGCGAGTGGAATCAGTAGCTTCTTCAGCCATTATACGACCTTCCGCAGTACGCGCCGTTTATCCGAAAGTTTCTTTGCAAGGGCTTCCGCTGCCGGGTCATCCTTCGTCGCATCCCTGTAAATGAGCAGCGCCGCATACTGCAACGCATCATGAACATGGCTTGCGTCGTTCTTCTCCGGTTGGGGCGTATAGGCCGCACCGATGGAACCCCCGCCCCGAAGCCTGCGATACCGATATTCATGGACAAACCCGTTGACCAGCAGCTCACAGTTCGGGCTCACCAGCAAACCGCCAGTATCCAAGTTGAGCATGTGCTCTACCATCTGGATACGGATTTTGGGGCTGTTGGTCAATTCGGTCACAGCCGCAATGCCCGCCTCGGCAAGACGTTCCTTCGGCGTCGTCGCCGTCCACGAATCCCGCTGGTTGCTAGGGTCAATCGCGGCAACTATCGGATTCGTCGAGTACCTTTCCCGCAGCCGGGGAACCAGCATTCCATAGAGGAAATTCTCAAAGCCCTCGTTATTGGCGTAGAGTTCATCGAGGACACACCACTTTCCATATTGGTTTTGCAGGATAACCGCCGCCGGATGGATGCCGGATTGATCCATGCCGATGATAATATCATGGAACATGAGGGGCTCAAGGACTTGTGGGGCCACATGCTTCCGCTTGCTGAACCCCGGATAGACTGGCTTCCCGTCAACCACGGGGACATCCAACATGCAGTATTGGTTGTCAACGACATCATACCGCCCCTGTTTGATGAGGGCGTCGATCTGGTTCCTGTAGTACCGCTTGCCCCGCTCCTCGGCAGGGAAATCTTCCGGGTCGCCTTCTTCCTTTGCCCCTAGGTTCCGCAAATTCTCCGCATTGGGATTGACGGTGTACGTGATGTTCCCATGCTCATCTTCATGTTTGAATGCGGCTGGCGGCTGGCGGAACACTGCCCAGTTTGGCTGCGGGTTCCGCATGAAGTTGTCCACCCACGTCCCCGGCGCGGGCTGGTTGAAATCCATAATGACCCCGCCCCACGACACACCTCCCAAATCATCGGAAGGGTAGCGCCCGATACGCTGCGTGATCATCATGAACACTTCTTCGATACAGCCGTTGGCTTCGTTCATCCATGCAAACGTCCAGTTCCTTGAACGCAAGCGCCATTCGTCATCGACACTGGCAGCGGCAACCAAATCAATTTCAAGGTGGACTTTCGTCCCGTCCACCAGCGGGATTATGTACAGCCCCTGCGTCCCTGATGTCCCTGTCGTAATCGTCCCGCACGATTCCGGCAAAACCTCAAGCAAGGATTTCCGCGTCGTGGAGAAAAGCTCAGGATACGTAGAACGCACGACGCCGACGCGGACATACCGATACCCGTCCGGGGCCACGGCCTGAGCGCAGGCATACGACAGCACGTCAATGGCGCAGCAGCAGGACTTCCCAGACCCGTAAGGCCCGCAGAGCATCTTTACGTATTTGTCGCACTCATGGAACGCCTTGCCAGTAGGGGACATATCATATCTAAAAGCCATATGCCCGCTCCTTTATTTGGTTCCTATAGCCTGCACATGCTTGAGCTTGGGGTTGTTCAACCCTGTCGGCAACGGCAGCGCGACGCCGACATTGACCTGCGTGTTGACCTGCGTGTCCTTGTTGTCCAGCAACCCCGCAGACTTCAGCAACAACTCGTAAAATTTGATCATGTCCTTCGGCTCCATCCTGTTGCCGTTCGCATCCCGGAACAGCTTCTCCGATAAAGCCTGAGAAAGCGTCATTGCACGATAGGCCGCGCCCGCCTTGTTGCCCTGTGCCTTCACCTGCTCCAGCGCGTCATTGAACAACTGCTGGAAATAGGGGTTGTTCAAAATCTCCCGCAACTCATTCTGGGTCAACGAATACGTTTCATAGATGGTGTTCAGTTCCGTCAACGGGGAACCCGGCACCGTCATGATCGCCAAATCGAGAGCCAAGGAAGGCCACCGGGTTTGGGAAAGAATAACGCTCATATATCGCTCCAATGAAAAGTTCTGTACCCGCAAGCAATTACTTCCATACCGCAACATTTACATCTTCGCAAATTTCCCTTATACTTAACAGTAACTGTATTTAATCATTAACAATTCAGGAGAGTTTATGTACGGGTACTACACAGACCATCTCTACATCGCCAGTGTAGATGGGCTTCCAGAGTATACTGGCGATACGGTCACAAGCGCCATCACCCTCTATGATAATGACCTTCTCATTCCCGGAAAAAAAATCAGCGTTAATGGGGTGGAATACACTCTGAACTCCAACGGGGTAGCAAACGTCACCCTCGGCCCCCATGATGCTCCCGGAGATTATCCCCTCGTTGTAAAAGTAAATGGTACCACCGTTCTGGATCAAACCTACCCCGTCGCACAAACGACATACACGGCAACTTCGTCCGGGTCGTTCACGCAGTACGAACAGGGCACCCTTACGATTACTGCGAAACGGAATGGCGTAGCCTACTCCGGTGCCGCTACCCTTGCTGGCAAGGCCATTACCTTCACTAACGGCAAGGCCACCTATACGACAACGTACAATACTTCCGGGAAGCAATCCCTGAAGCTGGTCATTGATGGGCAAACCATCACGCTGTCCGTCACTGTAGCTGCGGCAACCTACAGCGTTGAAGCTGAAGACTACACGGTGCAGGAATACGAATCTGAGGCCGTCAGCTTCACGGTCAAGCGAAACGGAAAACCGTATCAGGGAGCCGTCACCCTCGCGCATAACAGCAACATTACCAGCAGCACAAAATCCACAACCTCGAATGCGTCCGGCCTCGTGTCCATCACCGTCACAGGCGCTACCGCAGGCGCGTCTACCATCAGCGCCACCTTCGGGGGCGGAACCGTCAGTGATGCTGTATCCGTCACAGTCACTGAAGCCACCTATACGGCGAGCATCACGCCTAAAACTGTTCAGCGGTTTGAAGACGCAGAAATCACAATCACCGCAAAACGGAACGGAAAAGCCTATGCTGGTGCCATCACGCTGGCCTACTCCGGCGGCGTATCCGGTGATACGAAAGTCACCACCAACTCTTCCGGCACCGGGACATTCACCATCACAGGTAATACCGTGGGCAGCGGGACAATCACCGCAACCTATGGTGGCGGCAGCGTGAAACTGTCCGCGACCGTAACCGCCGCTACCTACACGCTGGCAATCTCCAACGATGAATTTACGCAATATGAGGCAGGTTCCACTGTTGTGACCGTCACCCGGAACGGCAAGGCATACGCCGGAAAGGGCACCATCAACGGCACCTCGGTCACATTCTCCGCAGGCAAGTATACGTACAAGGCGACCTATGAGGATGCCGGAACGGAAACGCTGACGGTCAAGGTTGATGACTGGACGGATACGGCGGACATCACCGTTGCTGCCGCCACGTATGCCATCAACACCAGCAGCAAGACTATCACCGCCTACGAGGAAGCTGACTACACCGTCACTGTTACCCGGAACGGCAAGGCATATGCCGGGGCCGTTACGCTGACCTACTCTGGCGGCATCACTGGTACGCCTACGAAAGCTACCTCCAATACCTCTGGTCAGTTCGATATCACGCTGACCTCGACTGGAACCGCAGACGGCACCGTGAAAGCTACCTTCGGCGGCGGAAGCGCCTCCTACACGGTGGATACTCAGGCTGCGACCTATGCCGCTGAAATCACCTCGGCTGCGCTCAAGACCAACGTCTCCGGCACCATCACCGCTACCGTGAAACGCAATGGCAAGAACTATTCCGGTGCCGTCACCGTGAAGTATCCCACGGGCATTTCCGGCACCACATCCGCTACGGCAACCGATGGTGTGGTAAAACTCACGGCTACCGCCACCACAGCCGGGAACAAGACCCTGACGTTTACCTTTGGTGGTGGGTCAGCGACTGACACCGTATCCGTCACAGCGTCCACCTACTCCTTCGTCGTCAGTCCTACCACCATCCGGGTTGATGAAACGAAGTCCATCACTGGCACCGTGAAGCGGAACAATGCAGCCTACGCTGGCGCTGTGACGCTGACGTACAGCGGTGGGCTTTCTGGCCCGGCGTCTGCCACAGCAAACTCCTCTGGTCAGTTCACCATCAACGTATCCGCAGACGCCACCGGAACGGGTACCATCAAAGCTACCTTCGGCGGCGGTAATGCGTCCGATACCATGACCATCTCGGCAGCCACCTACGCGGCCTCTGCCAACAGCACCACCGTTCAGGCGTACAACAGCAAGTCCGTTACCTTCACTGTGAAGAAGAACGACGCAGTTTATGCCGGGGCTGTCACCATCAAATACAGCGGAAACCTCAGTGGCCCGGCATCTGCCACAGCAAACGCTTCTGGTCAGTTTACCATCTCAGTGGCAGCAAGCGGAACTACAGCAGGCAATATCACTCTGACCTACGGCGGTGGCTCAGACGCCATTGCCTTCACCGTATCGGCAGCTACATACACAGTATCGGCTTCGCCCACAGCCCTGACGGAAGATTTGGCTTCCAATGTGACGTTCACCGTGAAGCGGAACAACGTCGCTTATGATGGTGCCGTTACCTTCTCGCTTCCCTCTGGGCTTTCCGGCAGCACCTCGGCAACTGCCACTGACGGCAAATGCACGAACAAGCTGACCGCTACCACCACGGGCAATAAAACCGTCACCGTCTCGTTCGGCGGTGGGTCAGCAACGGCAACATTTACGGTGGCAGCCGCTACTTACGCTGCTTCGGCAAACATCTCTCAGCTCTACACCAACGACCCCGACTCCGTCACCTTCACGGTCAAGAAGAACAACGCCAACTACGCTGGCTCCGTCAGTCTGTCGTACAGCTCCGGGCTTTCTGGCCCTGCCTCGGCAACAGCATCCGGTGGCAAGTTCACCGTCTCCCTGACGGCAACGTCCATAGGCAGCAAAACCGTGACTCTCTCGTTTGGCGGCGGCACCTCCACGGTATCGTTCAGTGTGAGTGCCTCGACATATGCGCTCACGTTAACATCCCCGACCAATGTAAAGACTAGGGTTCCTGAGCCTGTTACTTTTAATGTAACAAAAAATAATAAACCTTATACTGGCCCGGTGCAGCTTACTTCTAATATCTCACAAGTACCTGCACAAACTATTAATGCACAAAATGGTGTTGGGTCTACGACTATTACTTTTACAGTACATGGAGATTATATTATTTATTTGTCTGTTGGCGATTTGACTACACAATATAATTATTCGACTACAGCTTTAACTTACGAATATGTTAATCTTGGTGACGATATAACTGGATGGACTTGCCCGCCATCTGCTCCTTTGTATCTTTATTGGCATGGCGTGCGTGTTTACCAAGCTAATGGCCCGGATACTACATCAACACGTATTCAAGCAAGTAATGGTAAAGTATATTACAAAGGAGTACACCAATCAATGTATAGTTACTCTATTGCAGAATATGACCATTAATGGCGCGTCCACCACGATTGCAGGGGAGGCGAAGCCCGGCCCAACCTATCTGTATGATAATGAGCATGTTTGGACTGTTTCCAGAACTAACCTTCCCGGAGGGATGGAGTCCAAATCGGTCTTTTGTATTTGGGGTGGTCAGTATATTGCAAATACTATGGACTTGGATGCTACTTCGGTGGTTGGTTCTGATGGATATACATACCTTCGCGGGGAATATCAGAAACAAGAAGTGAGTGGGCCTACCATAAACAGCCATTACTCCATAGCCAGACAAGAATAAAACAGTTCCGCCCGCTACATTTAGTAGCGGGCGGATTCATTTATACCTGCCGTGCTATGGCATATTTATGTGTTCTTGTGTACGACTGGTCATTCGTTTCTTTCAGTTCTCCACGAAGATATGTATGACCATCAGTACCCTCGGTAGGAGTATCAGTATCTCCCCGACCGCCATTATAAGCGACCATCTGTCCTTCATAGAACAATATGACAAAAGATTCCCCTATACTACCGTCAGGAGACCAAGTACTCTGCCATGTCCAACTATTGCCATCATCATACTTGTACACAGGTTCGGGCTTTGCCTCCCCTGCAATCGTGGTGGACGCGCCATTGCCAGAAGCATCGGTAAAGGACACGGTATACGAACCTCCATTCGTATTGGTGCTGGTTAAAGTTTCAGTGAACTGCCCTGCCGAATTGGTAGTCTTCGCCCCGGTGGTGCCGCCAGAAAGACCGCCAAAGCTCGTTACGCTAACCCCACTGGTGATGGGGTTGCCGTTGCGTTTGCAAGTGAAGGTGACGGCTGTAGCGGTATTGTACGCCAGCGTGTTCGGGCTTGCCGAAAGCGCATATGTCGAGGCACTCACACTGAACGATACCGTGGAGGTGCCGCCTGTGAAAAAGGCGAGGCCCGTAAAAAAGCTCCCTACCTTCATCGGGTAGGGAGCTTTTATTTCGCAGCCTCAACTCATATGTAACCATACGCCCAGAGAAGCGGCAAACACTATAAACAGAACAAGGAAAACACCCCCGATTGGGTCAAGCTCTTCATTCTGCCGCACCGACTGGCAGCACGTACACTGAACAACTACAGGCTGGCACTGAACAGGGGGCTCAATCGGGGATGAATCCATAGCAATCGCTCCTTGGTTATGGGTATACCTTATCTCCAATCAGCGGGAATATCAGCGTAGTTGGCGGCATTGGTGCAGCGCAGATAGCAGTATGTGCCTGTCGCATCCGGGTGTGAAATCCACAGCTCAGGAACTTCACTTGTTATACCAGAACAACCATAAAATGTCTCAATAAAAGTTACAGCATTTATATTTTCTTCAAAAAGTGCTTTAGGTACCGCCGTTAACCCTGTACATTCAGAAAACACATAACTGAATGAAGTGATTAAAGGACTACTAGCAAAAAGTTCTTCAGGAATAGCCCCCGTTAATCCTGTGCATCCTTCAAACACACGTTCAACAGAAGTTAGTTTAGTCTTGCTAGAGAATAAACCGCTAGGAATAGCCCCTGTTAATTCTCTACAAGCAAAAAATGCACCAGCAAATGAAGTTACTTCATTATTATGAATAAATAAATTCTCAGGAATATCTCCTGCTAACGAGTAGCAAGCATAAAATACAGAATCAAATGAAGTCACAGCAGTGTTATTGGCGAACAAATTTTCTGGGATAGACCCTGTTAACCCTGCACATTGCATGAATGTACTATCAAATGACGTTACAGCAAGATTATTGGCGAACAGCCCTTCAGGAATAGACCCTGACAACCCTGCGCAGCGCACAAATGTATTATCAAATGACGTTACATCAGGGTTACTAGCGAACAGCCCTTCAGGAATAGTACCAGTTAATCCTAAACACTCGTAGAATGTGTAGTTAAATGACGTTACAGCAGGATTATTAGCGAACAACCCTTCCGGGATAGACCCTGATAGCTTTGTGCATTGCTGGAATATATTGTCAAATGACGTTACAGCAGGATTATTAGCGAACAACCCTTCCGGGATAGGCCCTGTTAACTCTGTACATTGCTGGAATATATTGTCAAATGACGTTACAGCGGGATTATTAGCGAACAACCCTTCCGGGATAGGCCCTGTCAATTTTATACAATTACAAAAAGCAAAAGATAAATTAGTAACTTTATCAGTATACGCGAATAAATCTTCTGGAATTTCAGTTAATGCTGTACAAAAATAAAATACACTATAAAAATCAGTAATCATCGGATTATTCTTAAATAATCCGAATGGTACTTTGGTCAATTTCATACAACTAGCAAAAGCATATGAAAAATCGCTCTTCATACAAGGCAAAGAATATTCTTCTGCATCTTCTGGGCCTATGCTAATTACTGTATCCCGCCACAGTTTTAATTTTGAAAATGCGGCAGACGTATTAGAATTTACGCCAAAGGAACAAGAAGAAAAATCATACGCCTCTACAGTTACAATATATTTTCCGGGAGCTTCATATGTATGCGTGGAATAATCAGTAAAGTAATTATTATCGTATGGTGTATTCTTTGGAATGGTCGTCGAAGTACCATCACCCCAATCTATAGTTAAAGTAGCGGTAGATAAATTACCGCTAGATAGCCTAGGAAAAGCATGAACTGGGTTTGCCGTTTGTACTCCTCCTGATGTAGTAGCTTCAGTATCTACTACAAAAAGCAAACTTTGCTTTTCCAAAGGCTTGCCAAACCGCAGATAACCACAAAGCAAACTGTCCATAAACCCTCCAAATATAAATAAAAAGTTCCCGACTTTTCTGGGTAAAAAATCGGGAACTTACAAACTTATCGTGCGTGAATGCTATAAATCGGACGCCAGCATTGTGGGGGTCAGACGAAGCAACGCAGAAACCCACGTCTCCGTAGTACGCCCAGAACACCGAATGACTACAGCCTTTCCCGCAAAAGCGCCATCGCTGTCAATCTGCCCATTCTTGAGCGTCACAGCCGAGGTGCCCTCACTGTCCCCATCGAGCTGAACCGTGATGCCCAGAGCATCCACGCTCGTTCCATCAGACTGAAGGCCATCCACCAGAATGACCCTGCAATGGTCAGGGAAGAACGTATGGATTTCCGGCACTATCTCATCACTTTCAAAGGGAAAATACAGCGGAAGATAGCTCTTGTCCAGACCAGAACCGTCGAGCATAATCTTACCGTCAGTGCCAGCGGTAAGGGCGTTCATCGGGTCTTGAGACAGGAGCGGATCGGCAACTTCATAGGCCACATTCTTGCGCACGCCAGAAACACACAGGAACGGCCCACTGGCAGTAGCGGCAAACGTGAACGTAAACGTGATAGCCTGTTTCCCATCAGATTCAGCCGCAGCAACCACCGCACAAGTAGTCCCGTCAGTGAACGAGAAATTTGCCGTCCCGCCAGTCTGAGAGAAACCAGTCTGTGCCTGCTGCGTTTCCCCCTTGTAGACAACCCGCACGCCTCCAAGATGGTCAGCACCGGGCTGCGCGTTCACAACCCTTGCAATGGGCGTATTAACTTTGCCTTGGATGCTCAAGGCCAAAGGAGCAGTCCAACTACCGTCACCATCAGCGACAGCGACAGACACATTCCAAATAGCCTCAGCAGTGCCGACAGATGCCGTAATCTGCACATCATCGACAATGTCATGCTCCCGCATCAAAGGGAAGCCGCCAGCCGTCTGCCCATCATGCACAACTGCCGTGTGCTTTGTGGTATCAACGGTGATTTCACCCTCTGGGCCAGTATAGGTAGCGTGCTGCGCAGTCGTCCCGCGAAACTGCTGTACTGGCTTAGGAATTTTGCGAGGCATAAATTCCCCCTACTTAGTATTCTTTTCCTCGGCCTGTATAACCGAAGGGTCACTTCTCATAACAATCGCCAGAAGCTGTGTACACAGCACTTCCAACTTATCCACAGAAGGCAGAACACCCTTCATAACCAAAGGGGTAGCCCACGGCATAGCCCCACGCATCGCCACATTCAGCAACCCTTGCGCATTGTCATGAACGGAAATCAGATGTTCCGCATTGGTAACAACGCGCTCAAGTACCTTATCATAAATAGGATCATGCGACATAAGGTTTACCTCACCGTTCCGTCAGACAACTGCATGGTATGTTGCTGAGGCGCAGTATATGCTCGCTGCTGCGGGGCCACTGGTTCCGGCTGCGGCTCCGGGGCATCCTGCTGCATGAGCATCTTCGTCCAGTCCGTATTCACCGCTTCAGCCGCAGGCTGTTCCTGCACCTTAAGCCCAAGGACTGTTTCCAGAAGCGTCTGCGCGTCGCTGCCGGGGCGGGGTTCTGCAATATAGAAAACCATCTCATTGAGGTTCAAAGCGTCAAGGGTGGACGGATTTGCCGGAAGATAGTCATACACTCGGAAACCGAGCAGACGCTTTTCAGGGATAGCCCGTCCAGAAGGCTCCATGCTGGCGGGCATCAGGATGCTGACGACCACCATATAGAACTGCTTGTCAGGATGCTGACGGGGCAGCTTCACCGGGGCACACGACATATTGGTGATTTTGCCGCCAACCAAGTCGGGACGTACCGACATCGGATTTTCAGGGTCATACTGGAGATGCCAAGTATCCCCATTGTATTCCATGACCGGAAGAAAGATTGAAGTGCCTGCCGCCATGTTCGCTCCTTTGCAAGTTCCTTACATGCCCATGCGCATCAACGCTGCAATGGTATGGGTAATCTCCTTATGAATGTCAGCGGGGGCTTTATGCTTCTCAATCGCAGACATAAGCTCTTTCGCTTCCATCTTTGCGATACCAGCATAGTCCTTGTTTTTCAAGTACGCCGCCCACGTCGCCGGGGGATTCTGGAGAACTTTCAGTACGGACTCAACAATCTTGGCGTAGCCGCCCACCGCAGGAAGCGACTCCATCACAGAAGCAACGCCCCGCTCAAAATGGCCCCCATCGGAATGGCTGCCATCGTGGTTCCGCACATCGGAGATATACCCGATACGGTTGCCGCCTTCATTGTTCCATTCCTCATGGAACCGCACATCATCTTCGGGAAGCGGGACAAAATTGCCCTGTGCGCCGCCATGCCGCTGCGGGTCGTAATGGTTCATCCCATCAGGATGCTTGTAATTATACAGCCCGCGCATGTGGGGTTCCGGCTGATCAGAACGCTGCGGCTCAAGATTATACAACCCGCGCATGGGCCGATAATCCGGTTGATCGAAGCGATTCTCCATCGGAGAAGAAGGCCGCCCATAATGCTGCCGCATATCCCGACCATCGTCATAATGATTCCTCGGCTCAGACCAACGGTCGTGCTGCCTGTTCTCCATCTCGCCGCCAGATGGCTTGCCACCCAAAAAGAATCTCAAACCAGCCATAATGACTCTCCTTACATTGTCGCCCCTCTGGTGTGACCCAGAGGGGCTTTGTCATACTACCGCCGGGAGACTCAGGCAGTGGTTCCGCCACCAGAGGTGGTAGGAGTCTTGTAGGTCATGTGGTTCAAGATGGTGTTCAACATGGACTGCATGTCCGCACGAGTCTGGGCCGCGTTGTTGTTCGCCAGCGCAGTGTTGAAGTTCTGCGCCTTGAGGGACGCGATTTCCGCATCCTTGGCGTTCATTTCACGCAGCAGGCGTTCGCGGTCAATCTGGGCAATCAGAGCGCGGGTAGCTTCCCCTTCCTGATGGATAGCGCCACGGGTGGCGCACCCTTCGGCAAGGATGGTTTCACGAGTCTGGCAACCCTGATTGTCGATGGAACGCTGCGTGGTGCAGCAGCAATTGTCGATGCTGGACTTCAGCTCGAAAGTATTGCGCAGGCCCTGCATCTCAGCCGCATTGGTAGCGGCAAGAGCAGAAAGCTGCGCGTCCTTGGCGGCGAGCTGGCCCTGCATGGAACTGGTGAGAATCGCAGTGTTGAGCCCGCTGAATCCCTGCGCCGAGGTAATCTGCTGCCCAAGGGCGGTACGTTCCACAGTGGCGTTGACGCCACCGAAGCCCTGACACAGTGCATTCTGGACGCCCGCGGTCTGCATCAGGTTGTCACGCCCGATGGAGTTGATGTCGCTCCGGGCACCGCTCAGGCTGTCCATGATGAACGTCTCACCAAAGGCAGCGGTATTCCCGCCATTGTTGCAGCAACCGCCGCCGTTATTGCAGCAGTTGTTCCCGCGACGGTCGCCCCATGCGGAACCAACGGCACCACCAATAGCTCCGCCGATCAGGGCACCGCCCCAATCACCCCAACCGCCATTGCCATTACCACCAATGTCAACCACAGGAGTCAGGCCATCCATAGCCATAATATTATCCCCCTATTTTAAAGGGTTATAAGATTGCGATATTACTCGCCCATCGTGCCGTAATCGGAAGTGACGTACATCTTGCCAGCATTGCAGACAATCTGGTTGTCAGCGGTTTCGGCACGAAGCTCAGAGCACATGGTTCCGGCGGTGACGACACCGGACACGATTTCTTCCACCGCGTCGGTGATGTCGTCCTTGGTCAGCAGAGCACCCTTGTCCGAGCCCGTCTTGATGAGGTTCCCTTCATCGGCGGACACGACCGTCACAGAGAGCTTGCCGTCAGCGCCTTCCTTCAGCGCGTTGTCCGCATCGGTGGAAACGATCTTGGTGAAGTCCACCACGATGTTGCCGGATTCGTCGAACTTGATACCGCCATCGGCACCGAGCTTGACGGAGATCACCTTGCCGGAAATGGAGACGCCCTGTCCGGCGGTGTACACGTCCACGAGGTCGGTGACGTTAACGTACAGGTCGGCGAGGGTGCCGTCAGACAGCACGAAGACGAAGTGCAGGTAGGTGCCAGCTTCGATGCCGATCTGCGGGGTGAAGTACAGCATACCTTCCGCAAGGCGCATGGTGGAGCCATCGGTGAACGCGAAGGCGGCAGTGGCAGCCACGGCCTGTTCCGCTTCCTGACCCATGAACACGGCTTCGTACTTCTGATCCGTAGCGTCTTCAGGCACGGTGAACTCAGGCATGGCGACGCCCGCGCTCTCGGTGCCCTTGGTGGCGGTGAAGGTCACGCCAGCGGCATCGGAATACTTCTGGGCACCACCCTGCTTATAAGCCACGCGCAGGCTCACATGGTAGTCGCCTTCGACTTCCTCGCCGTCAGCGGAAGGCTTGCCTTCCACGAGCTCGACGCCCTTCAGGGCGGACGTGCTGGAGGGGATGGTGGCGGTAGCGACAACGGTGGAGCCGTCATGACCGATGATGTTCAGAACGCCGGAAGGCTGGTCGTAGCTGACGGAGATGTCAGCGGCAACCTTGCCGTCCACGTCATGGAGGATTTTGTCGCCGGGGCGAAGGATGAGATCGGCATCAGGAGCCTTGGCGAACAGCTTGTTGTCGGTGCCTACGGACAGGCCGTTGTTTTCGTCGGCGGAAACGAGGTCAGCGGCAACCTTCGTCATATCCACGGTAAGGGTCAGGTCGGCAGCAAGGGTGCCCTCGGCAGCGTTGTTCACCTTGATGTACGCATCGCCAGCAACCTTGCGGTCTTCGCGGGCCATCGGGATACCGCCAGCGGTAGTGCCATCCTGAACAACGACAACCTTCTTGTCGGTATCGACGGTGAGTTCACCAATGGGGCCAGTGTAGGTGGCGTGCTGTTCGGTGGTACCACGGTACTGCTGAATGGCCTGCGGCGTTTTACGAGCCATAAGAAAAACTCCTGTGATTTATTTTGGTTACATGGTTCCGAAATCAGCCGGGAAGAAGCTCCCAAGATCGGAACCGGGGGTGACTGCATTGCCCTCATCCTTGGACACGGCCCGGACGTACAAGAGCTTGTCGCTGCCTTCAACGATGCTGTTCTGGGCGTCCTTGGAGATGAGGTCTTCAATGAGAAGCAGGGCACCGCCATCCGCACCGGGGCGAAGGACGTTGCCGTTTTCCTTGGACACTGTAGTCACATAGTCTTCGTGGCTCAGATAAATCTTGCCGTCGACCTTCGAGATGCCAAGGATGTTATCGGATTCATTGGACAGCAAATCGTTGCCGTCAGCATAAATGCCGCCGTCCTCGCCATGCCGGAGATAGTTCCCCTCCTGCATGGACAACGGGCTGCGCACGACAAGTCGGTTGTCCTCTTCCGAAATGATGAGATAGTTCTCTTCCTCGTGGGAAACGAGCATCGCCATCTTCAGAAGGGCACCGCCGTCGCCGCCCGCGACGATGATGTTCCCTTCGTCTTCCGCCACGATGGGCGGGGGAACCAGATTGTCGCGGCTTACGAAGAGCTTGCCGTCTCTGGAAGACACTTCCAGCATGTTCTTGGCTTCGTTGGAAACGATGTCAGCGCCGTTGATGTACAGCATCTGGTCGTTGCCGAGACGAAGGAAGTTGCCTTCTTCCTTGGAAAGCTGCACGGGCGCGGACAGCTTGTTGTCCGAACCGAGGACGATCCGGTTCCCAAGGTCGAGCGAGACAAGGCTGTCCATCTTCAGCAATGCGCCGGAGTCGGTGCCCTGCTGCAAGATGTTGCCCTCATCGTCAGAGACGGCGGACACCTTGCCGACGAAGAGCTTGCCGTCCCGCGCAACCAGAAGGTTGTTTTCGTCCTCGCTCAGATGGTCGCCCACGTTGTAATAGATGCCGTCCGTAACGGAGAGCTGGTTGCTCTTGTCCTGAGACAGCAACGAATCGGGGGACACTTCCCGAACGAAGAGCTTGCCATCCTGCCCGACTTCAAGCTGGTTGCCGTCATCGGTCGAGACGAACGTCTCAGACCGGACAGCCAAGCCAGCATCGGCATCAACCTGAAGATGGTTCGGCCCCTTGCCCTGCGTCGTATCCACGGGGACAACGCCGGGCACGAGCAACTCGCCATCGACCATCAACCGATGCTGCTTCAGCTTTTCATCGTATGTGACTGGAAACTTACCCATGATGAAAAACTCCTACATGCGTTCCTACTAGAAAACTCAGCCAATTCAACGGTAGCAAAATCGTTCAAGGATTACAATCATTCATGCGGTTGCCTTCCGCATCCTGAGCAATCGTCGCACGACTTGTACTGCTGCAATGCCTTTTCGATTTCCTGCCGCATCTCATCATCCCCAAGACACTGCGCGATATGGGAAGACGCACGCTTGCGCAACGCCTTGAGAAACACATCCACAACAGGCGGCACGGGCATTCCAAGCGACTTCAAATTCCAGATGATGCTCGCAAACTCGGTAGTGGAGCAAATGAACAGCATCCAGTTCACAAACGAAACCGTTATCCCGGACGTGTGGAAGAACGCATTGCACAAGAGCCCCAACAGAAAAATGAGCAACATATGCGTCCCCAACTTCTTTACCCAATACAACAGGTACTTGGGGTTGAAGCTGTCGTACACGATGGCTTTCGTAACGCCGAGCACGAGATCAAGCAGGGCGAACGCAAGGTAGATCATGAACACCACCTTGTCGCCATAGAGCACGTTCGTAAAGAACGTAAGCACAGACGCGAAAAAAACCTTGATGCTGGCTCCGGTCATAAGCTGCTCTACATAATGCGTAACCCAGACCCGGAGCTCAATGAACGCACCCGTAGCCGAAGACGCACCGCTCATATTTTGAAGTCCCGCTTTTCAAAAAGCGTAAACGTAAACCGCGTCCCATAGACGCCCATCGCCAAGGACTTATGCACCAGCCCCATCAGGTCGTCGAACGCATCCGCGCCCGCAATGACCACGCAGCCCGCAGACCACTTGTCCACGTAGAAGGATACCCCGTTCCGGTTGGCCCGATGTATATTGATGCCGAACATCCCCGTTTCGGGAGCCACATAATCCAGCGCATCGTCCTTGTTCCCGTCGCGGTAGACCGTCACCGGGGCCGCCTGCACCAACGCCTCGTACTCGCCCTTGTGCTTTCCAAGGGCGAACGCCCCACGGTACTGTCCGGGGGCGAGCACCGCCGTGCCTTTCTCAAGCCCGTTCCGCAGCCAGTAGGTTCCGGGGTCGGTCGTGCAGGCATACTCACGGGTTTCCCATACGCCGTCCACCTTGAAGACGGCAAGGAACGTATCGTCAAACAGATTGGTCGCCTCCCGCCCGGAGCGGACGGCAAGAAGGTTCAGGTTGTAGTCGCCCTCGGTAAAGAAGGCGTACCCCTTGGCCCGCATGACCGCTTCGATACGTTCGCGAGTATATTCAGACATAACCGCTCCTTGGAAAAAAGAAAGACGGGAGCACACAGGGCTTCCCGAAAACCCTGTACGCTCCCGTCAATCATTGATGCTGAAGAACAACTGAGACAATCAGACGCTACTGTATACCCCAAGGTTTGTCAACATGGGTAAAATCATGCACCATTTTATTCCATATCCGGTCGTGTGCCTTGCAGAGCGCCCTCGCCTCCTCGGTGCTGACTTCCCTGCCCAACATCTCGGAGAACTTTTTTGCCGTCTCCACATACACATCCCACTCAGTCAACTTCTCCCACCTAGACCAGCCTTTCTTCGGCAGCTTCCAGTTGGGGTCGCGTTCCCCCTTCGGGCCGGGATCATCAAACATCGTAGGTATCCGGGTGGTCAATCTTGTGGGCGAGGGCCTTGACATCCTCAAGGGTAATCTCATCCTTCTCCCACGTTTCAATCATGGCCTTCACAGCGGGCACGCCATGTTTGACGATGAGCCCGATGACTTCCATAATGACGGCAACAGACACGGCATTAATAGGCATTTTCGTATTCCTCCGCGTAATCCCTCTTGGCCTTGGCGACATCGACATCCTGTTCCTGCACCTTGACCAGCAGATCGTTCAGCGTCGTGGTGCAGCCCGACAGCATGTCGCCAAGTTTCTGCTCCTGTTCGGCGGCAGAGGGCTTGGATTCCCCGTCCTCGGCACCGGGGGACTTCACCCCCTGCGTGACCTCAACGTATTTGACCAGCGCGGCGACCGCCGTCTGGTACGAATCGAAGTAGACGACCGCGTAATCCTTGACCTGATTCCACTGCTCATCCGTCATTTTCCCCATGCGGTGCAAATCCTGCGCCGCGTTCATGACGGCCTTGTACGTCTCAGCGCTCGTCTCCAGCGTCTTGTAGGCGTTAAGCGCCACTTCGTCCTTGGTGCAGCCCACGTTCGGAACGCAAAGAAACACGGCGAGCATCACTGCGGCAAACACGCGAAACACTTTCGGCATCTGCATATCCTCCCATGCGGGCTTGACAATCCATGCCGCCCGCCTTATCTAAGTTTCGTACCTTCTTTTCCCATCATCTTTACTTCACACATCTCTCCTCCTAGGGCCGGAACCTTCGCCAGTTCCGGCCCGCTCCGTTTACACTTCTGTCGGTGTGATGATATTTTTGCGCATACTGTCGATGGTGTCAGTCTCATCCATCAGATAGAACAACTTCTCCAAATGGTGAATGACCTTGTGCCGCGTCCGGATCAGCATGGCTTCCTTCTGTTCCGCCGAGATACCTTCCAAGCAGGCAATCCGCTCCAGATCGTACAGCAGCACCTCGCACACCTCATGGAACGCAGTCTTCTGCAAATCCTTGTAATCCCAATTGAAGTTGTCATGCGTGTGCATGTTCATCTGGAACTTGACCTGCCGTGCCGAATCATTGACGCAGGTCTGGGCGCGCACGTCCGCACTGGATATGGGCTCGCAGAAAAACTCCCACTCTCCGCCAAGCTGCATGAGTTTGATCCAGATGGCGCACTCGTTCTTGAACACATCGAACTCGGCAGCCGTATAGTTCTGCGGCTGCCCGCGAAGGCAATTATAATCTTTCAGCATTTGTACTTCTCCTTTTCCATTTCCATATCCAGCTTTCTTGCGTAGCCTTCCACCCTCTCGGCAAGACGCTGAAGGCGGCGCATACTAGCGTCGCATGTATCAACCCCTTCCCGCAGGGCATCCTTCAGCTTGTTCAGCTCCAGCCTGTTCTCCGCCTCCAGCTTGCGGCGTTCCCTGAAATGCCTGTACGGTACGGAGAGATTCAACAGCATCGCCATGACTACGCCAGCCAGAAACCCCAACAGAAAATCAGGTACGTCAAACATCATTCTCCTCCCTTTCCATAGCCGCCTCCTCGGTAAGCCTTGCCTGCTTCAAGAACCAGTCAGGCGTTGGAGGCGGCATCTTGAGGGCTGCAAGGCCCTGAAACATATACAGCATAACCGCCAGCCGCCGGGAGACGCGGGCCTCAAATTCGGCGGCGTCGCGGAAAGCGTAGAACGGCACCGTCGTTCTTAAATCCCACACGGGCAAACCCGTCCGGTAGCAGCCGTTCCGCTGGTCTTGGCTGCACCGGGACGGGACTTTGCCGCACCGGGTGCAAGCCTTTTTCCGCGCCGTGAGCCACTCCTGCTCCTTATCCGTCAGCAACTTGATCAACCTCCAGTCAACCCCGGTTGACGCTACGGGCTTTGCATCAACTGGACAGGGGTTTCAGTTGACACAAGCGCGTATCACCGTCGCGCCCCGGCACCCACTGGCGGGCGAAGCCCGCGCAGCCCTGATCCATCAAATAATCGAATCCCTTGCTGCGCTGGCCTGCACCATCTTCACTCTGCATCCACACCACCCCCTTACTACGGCAAAGGTGTCCAATAGTCCTGTGGGAATACCTGCACGCCCAAGCCGAAGCCCGTGACAACCATCATCGTATCGGCATTCTGTATGAAGAACTCCCCCATGACAGAAATGACCCGGCTACTGCCAGCAGAACTGCTGGAGAACCGCGGGACACTAACCACAACCGAAATGGGATCGCCGTCTTTCGGCATCTCATCGGCAAAGGTACGGAACCCGCCCTGAGCCTCCACCAGCTTCGCTATCCTCTCCACATCCATACGGGCACGCAGCATACCATCTCCCCCTAATACATCCAGTCTTCGGGACGCATGGAGCACATCGGCTTCACTGGCTTTATGGGCCGGGCGGGATGGACGGACGGCCCGGCAAGCTCAGGGGCCGTGACGGATGCGTCCGCAGCATCGGCACGCTTCGACAGCACCGCATCGGCAACCACCAAGACAAGGATTGCGATGAGGATGAGGCCCGCTGCGCCTACTATGAGCGATGAGGTTCCCATGCCTCCTCCAACTGGTTGAAGGTTATGTCTTCCCACAAAGGCTATACCCGCGCATGGCGGCGGGCGGCAAGGGCAAGACGTTCATCAGGTTTAATAATAAATATGTATTTATAGATTTGTTTCGCATATGTCAAGGGCTGTGGGAATTTTCCAGAAAATTTTTTGCGGTCGGGTTGCGGGGAAAGAGGGGGTGG